TCTTAAGAGAACACCCCGCTCTCAAATCATATAATACTATGGTCCAAAGGTACGCAGCTATATTATTACAACTTACAAACTTGTTACCTAAAGAGATCAAGGTGGTGGAAGAGGATGTCTTTGGAGACTTCATTAATTCTAGAACCGACTAAATATTTAAGAAATACCCCTGAAATTATATATGGTAAAACAAAACCAATAATTAATAAAAAAGGGTTGAGAGAATATCCTAAAGGCTATAATCCAATACTAGAATATTGGGATCAAATAGAAACCGGCAAAACATTAGTAAGTAAGAAAGTATATCAACAGTATGAGGAAATAGTAAGGTGGATAAAGAATGGTGGATATAAAGAATGGTATTATTCTAATGAAAGAGCAAACCATGTAATAGAGTTTGCTGAAAACTTTTGTTGCCACTCAAAAGGTAAACTAGCGGGTAAAAAAGTAATATTAGAACTATGGGAGAAAGCATATTTAACCGCTACTTATGGGTTTATAGATATAGAAGGTAATAGAAAACATCAAAGGACTATCCTAATAGTAGGGAAGAAGAATGGTAAGTCTTTACTAGATTCAATCCAAGGATTGTATGGATTAGTAGGGGACAGTGAAGGTGGCCCTGAAATATATGCAGTGGCAACTAAAAAAGACCAAGCTAAAATAGTTTGGTTAGAAGCTAAACGAATGATAAGTAAATCACCAGTATTAAAAAAAAGAGTAAGGGCATTAGTAGGTGAAATTAACTCAGACTTCAATGACGGAGTATTTAAGGCACTAGCATCCGATAGTGACAGCATGGATGGATTAAATATTCATGTAGTTATTATGGACGAATGGCATCAATGGAAGAATGGGAGGGCATTATATGACATAATGGCGGATGGTATAACATCAAGAGAACAGCCTTTGATAATAATGACTTCTACAGCGGGGACAATAAGAGAAGATATATTTGACGAGATATATGAGGAAGCAGAAATACAATTTAATAATCTAAAACTAGAAAACGAGGTTGATGATAGAACCTTGTTTTTTATTTATGAATTAGATAAGAAATCTGAATGGTGGGATTCTAACAACTGGATAAAAGCTAACCCAGGTATTTCCACAATTAAAAAACTAAGAGCTTTACAAGATAAAGCCAAAAGAGTAGCAAACAATTTAAGACTAGAGAAAAATTTTGTATGTAAAGAGTTCAATATAAGAGAAACGTCAACTGAAACATGGTTATCATTTGAAGAATTAAACAATACCGCTACTTATGATTTAAGTGTATTGAAACCTAGATATGGAATTGGAGGAAGTGATCTTAGTTCAACAACTGACTTGACTTGCGGAACAGTAATATTTAAAGTACCTAATGATGAAACAATTTATGTTAAACAGATGTATTTTCTGCCAGAGGACTTATTGGCGCAAAGGGCAAAAGAGGATAAAATACCTTATGATATATGGCAAGAACAAGGATTATTAAGAACCACTCCGGGTAACAAGATACATTACAAATATGTTACAGAATGGTTTTTAGAAGTACAAAACGAAACAGATATAGACATATATATCCCGTGGCATGGCTATGATGCGTGGAGCGCTGAATATTACGTAGAAGAAATGAGGGCTTGTTTTGGCATAGAGGCAATGGAAGTGGTCATACAAGGTAAAAAGACTTTATCAGGGCCAATGAAATCGTTAGGAGCGGATTTAGCATCTAAAAAGATTAACTATAATAATTCACCAATTTTAAAATGGTGTTTATCTAATACAATGGCTGATAGAGATAAAAACGATAATATACAACCTATAAAAACCAGTAAAAGCAGAAGGAGAATAGATGGTATGGCCTCACTTCTTAACGCATATGTTGTTTTAGAAAGGCACATTGAAGACTATATAAATTTAATCTAAAATATGGTATAATATAGGTAGTGGAATAGGGCATGCAACCCGACAAATAAGACTTTCCGAGTCTTATTTTCCACTTTAAATAATATCGGATAACACAACGGAGGTGTATTTATTATGGAAACATTTACAGTTTATGAACACATAAATAAAGAAAATAGTAAGAGATATATCGGTATTACAAGTAAGGATATTAATACCAGATCGGGGAAAAATGGTCTAGGGTATAAGGGAAGTACTTATTTTTATAATGCAATAAATAAATATGGATGGGATAACTTTGAGCATAACATACTAAAGGTTGAGTTAAGTGATGAAGAAGCTAAAAACTTAGAAATTAAGTTAATAGCAAAATATAAAACAACCAATAGCGAATATGGGTATAATTTAATGCATGGTGGGCAAGGGAATATTCCAAATAATATAGTAAGGCAAAAGATGTCAAATTCACAAAAGAAAGTTTGGGATGATTTAGATCATAGAGATAAAATGGTTAAGATTAGAAAAGAAATAGGCGCAACAAAGGAATTTAAAGAACAGATATCTAATGCTACTAAAAAAGCTTGGAAAAATGAGGGTAGTAGAAGTCAAAGAATATTAAGTTTAAAACGTAATGGGGAAACAAAAGAATTTAAAGAGAAAATGAGTATAATTACAACTGGTTCAAGAAATGGATTTTATGGCTTACAACATACTAAGGAAACAAAACAAATAATGAGAGATAAAAAATTAGGAATAAAATTAACCCAAGCACACAAAGACAAAGTAGCAGAATCACTTAAAAGAAAAGTCGTTAAACTAGATATAAAAGGGAATTATATCACAACATATAATGGAATTTCTCGTATTGAAGACATTAAAACTACATCTCATATAAGTGCATGTTGTAGAGGCAAAAGGAAAACAGCGGGCGGTTACAAATGGATGTACGCAGAAGATTATCAAGCACTTACTAAATAGTAGGTGCTTTTCTTATATAGAAAATTACGAAAATTATATTAACTTAATTTAGGGAGGTGAGAAATTGGGAATATTAGACAAATTGATAAATAAAACAGTTACAGTATCAAGTTATAAAATGATAACTGAAGCAGGAGAAGGATTTTACTCTTGGAGTGGTAAATTATATCAATCAGATATAGTACGATCAGCTATAAGACCAAAAGCAAGAGCGATAGGTAAAGCGATAGGTAAGCATTTAAGACAAGGACCGGATGGGGCTAAAGTAAATCCAGATGTGTATATGAAATTCTTACTTGAAGAACCCAACCCACTTATGACAGGGCAGATGTTTCAAGAGAAAATGATTATACAATTAGAATTAAATAATAATTCATTTGCATATATTGAAAGAGATCCTAATAATTATCCAGTTGCAATATATCCAATATTTACAACATATGTAGAAGCAATACAAAATAAAAGTGGAGAAATGTTTTTAAGATTTACGTTAAAAAATGGGAAAACCGTAGACCTGAGATATACCGACATTATACATTTAAGAAAAGATTTTAATCAAAGTGATATATTTGGGGAATCTCCAGCGGCGGCACTTACACCATTGATGGAAATAGTGACAACAACAGATCAGGGAATTGTTAAGGCTATTAAAAACTCAAATATTATTAAATGGCTGTTAAAATTTAATAATACGATAAGACCTGAAGATATGAAAGAATATACTAAAAAATTTATTAATGACTATATGAATATTGAATCCGAGACTGTGGGAGCAGCAGCAACAGATGCTAAAGCAGATATAAAACAAGTAGAACCTAGAGACTATGTGCCAAATGCCACTCAGATGGATAAGACCGTTCAACGGATTTTGTCCTTTTTTAATATAAATTTAAGCATTATCCAAGGAGATTATTCAGAAGATCAATGGATTGCTTATTATGAAAGTGCTATTGAACCAGAAATAGTACAAATGAGTGGAGAATATACTAGAAAACTATTTAGCAGAAGAGAAAGAGGTTTTGGGAACAANATAGTGTTTGAAAGCTCTAACTTAAGTTTTGCAAGTATGGAAACAAAACTTAAACTGGTGCAATATGTCGATAGAGGCATACTGAATCCAAATGAAGTAAGAGAAATATTGAATATGGCACCGCGNGAAGGAGGNGATGAATATATAAGAAGATTAGATACTAGACCAGCAGATGAATAGGAGGTGATTAAATGCCAAAAAAAGTAAATATTAAAGGACCTATTATNGAAAGTAGTGACCAATGGATTTATGATTATTTTGAAATTGAAGCAACTAGCCCTAAATCAGTAAATAAAGCTATGGAAGATGCAAATGGAGAAGATTTAGAAGTTGAAATTAATTCAGGTGGCGGAAGTGTATTCGCAGGCTCCGAAATATACACAGCTTTAAAGTCTTATCAAGGGAATGTAAAAGTAAATATAGTAGGGATAGCTGCAAGTGCTGCAAGTGTAGTAGCAATGGCAGGTAATAAAATTTCTATGTCACCGACTGCTCAAATGATGATACATAATGTATCAACATATGCCGAAGGAGATCATCGAGAAATGCAACATACAGCAGGAATATTAAAAAACGCAAATGAAACTATAGCAAATGCTTATAGGATAAAGTCTGGAATGAAACAAGCAGACTTGCTAAGTATGATGGATAATGAAACTTGGATGACAGCTGATAAAGCAAAAGATTATGGACTAATTGATGAAGTTATGTTTGAAAATGAAATTAAGCTTGTTGCTAGTCTTAATCATTTAGGTATGTTACCACCAGAAGTAATAGAGAAAATAAGAAATGAATTTAAACAAAAAGAATTGTCAAATACGAATTTAAAACTAATGAAACTAAAGCGAAAGGAAGTGTAAATTATGAATTATAAAAAATATTTAGAAATGAGAGATGCACTAATTGTAGAAGCGGAGAATTTTTTAGCAGAAAATAAAACAGAAGAGGCAAATGAAAAAATGGTAGAGGTGAAAGAGTTAGATGACAAGTGGGAGGCTACTAAACTATCTAATGCTAACATAGAAGCATTAAAAGATAAATCTAAAATAACAGATTTAGAAAACGAAGGCAAAAAAGTAGAGGGGGCTAAAGTAATGGAGAATATTGTTACTGACAAAGTAGTTGATGAAAAGGAACTTTATGTTCAAGCGTGGGCTAAAAAATTATTAAAAGCAAATATGACAGAGGATGAAACTACACTATTTAACAAAGTAAATAACATTACTAATGCTTATACACATACAACTTCAATATCCACTCTTATTCCAGAGACAGTAGTTCAAGGAATTCAACAGTTGATGATGGCTAAATACCCATTATTAGCAGATGTTAAAAAACTTAATGTACCAGGGAATATTACAAAAAACAAACATGCGACCATTGCTTCAGGAGATGCAGCTTGGTATTTAGAAGCTACACCAGTTGCAGATGAAGAAAATACATTTGACCAATTTACATTAACTGGCCATGAATTAGCGAAGGCTGTAACTGTATCTTGGAAAATGCAAGTTATGTCAGTAGAAGATTTCATTCCATTCTTACAAGCTGAATTAGCTAATAGATTAGGAGTAGCACTTGCTAATGCAGTTACTAATGGTAGTGGAGAGAATCAACCTACAGGTATTGTTACTGTATTAGAAGCAGAAGTTGCTACACCACAAATAGTTGGTTATGATGCATTAGATGGGATTGTATATGCAGATATTACAGAAGCAGTAGGATTATTACATGAGACAATGATAGAAGGTTCTGCTATATATGCAAATAGTAAAACAATTTGGAATCAACTAGCTAATATACTAGATGAATTTGGTAGACCTATGTTTATTCCAGATGTAACTAATGGAGGAGTAGGCCGAATGTTTGGGTTAATTGTAAAACCAGAAGGTACTTTAGCTGAGGGATCAGTATTAATAGGTAATGCAAGTGAAGGCTATTGGATGAACACTAATCAACAAATGAAGCTTGTTACTGAAGATCATGCAAAAGCTAGAGCAACAGATTATGTAGCTTATGAGATTGTTGATGGAGATGTTTACGAAAACAAAGCATTCGCTTTAATAAAAAAGTCATTGTAGCAGTAAGCCCTGAAACAGCTACATTTGACAAAAAAACTAGTGAACAGGCGAATGTAGTGCTTACTGTTACAGGTAATGCACCTGTAGAAATCATTAAAATAGGGACCGCTACAGTTAATCCGACTAATTACACTATTGTAGAGGGCGTTATAACACTTAAAAAAGAATACCTAGCTACATTAGCAATTGGTGAAAAGATATTCACATTAATATTTAATGGGGCAACTTTAGTAGTAACTGTTACTATTTCAGACACAACACAATAAAAATAGGGAAGGGGTATAACCTTCCCTTTCCCTTTTAAGAGGAGGGGTAGAATGTTAAATAATGTGAAACTGTCATTAAGAATAAAAAACACAGCATTTGATGCTGAGATATTAGATCTCATAGATGCAGCTAAATTAGACCTAGGAATTAGTGGAGTTATTAACATTAATGAACTAGATGCNTTAATTAAAAGAGCTATAACAACATATGTCAAAGCCAACTTTGGTTGGGATAATCCAGACGCAGAAAGACTGCAAGAATCGTATCTAATGCTAAANCAACANCTAGCATTAAGTGGTGATTATAATGTTGTGGTGTGATATAGCTAAATTAATTAGTTATACAGAAACACAAAACGATATAGGCGATACAGTGTTGACACCTATTGAGAAAGAAGTATTTGTAAATAAAAAATCTATTAGACAAAGCGAATACTACCAAGCATTATCTACAGGGTTAAAGCCAGAATTAATGTTTGAAGTTAAATCTATTGATTATGAGGATGAAGAAACTATTTCATATGAAAACAAAGCTTATAATATTATGAGAGTTTTTTCTAAAAATGGAGAAGTGACAGAGCTTATTTGTCAGGCGGTGATTTAAATCGGAATACCTAAAAGTGTCATAAAGATGAATAAAAAAGACGGAGTAACATTCACAAGCAATGTCAATGCAGTGGAATATACATTG